GAGGTCGATCAAACTGAAAATGTTAATAATCAAATAGATAGTTTAGTAGAAGATAAAAATAGATACTATGAGATGCTGATACAACAGTATAATCATATGTATAAAAAACCAACTCCCATGGAGCAGTTAGTAACTACTTTGAAAGGGGGAGTAGAGTTTAAACAGCAATTAAATGAATATGAAGCACAGATAAGACCTATAAGAGCCTTCAGTAATAGAATGAAAGAGGCTAAACTAATACATCAAAGAGGTAGTAGCGAGGGATATGGTTGGTATAGTAAATTATCTCCAGAGCGACAGCAACAAATTTTAAAAGGTAACATAGAGGCTGCAGATGATGATATTGATAAAGATAATAAAGGTGATAAAGAACTACTCGCTACTCAAGTTGAAGTTAATAAACATGGTTATCATGAATCAGATAGTGATCTTAAACATGAACTAACAACCATAGGTGCTATTAAAGACGAGAATGGTGTAGGTAATGTTGAAAAAGATAGATTACTTTATAAAGATTACGCAACTGTTGTACAAGATTTTGATGGTTTTTTTGCTAAAGCACAGTATGATATGTGGGTTCGGTTACCTGATGGAAGAGTAACTAATTTCGCTGATGCGAGAAATCAGCAAGAGGCAAGAGCAGTAATGGATGTTTTAGTATACCATTATTTAAATGCTAATGGAGAGATAGCTAGAGGTAGAAACGGCAGGTTTAAAAAACATGTTTGGTCTCCTATTATCAAAGCAGGTAATACATTAACTAAAAGTAAATTTGAACAACTCGCTAAGATACAAGGAGAAGTTGGTGCACAAGCTCGTGCAGAAGATCTAAAATATAGAATACAAACTGATCCTGGATATTTTAAAGATCATGTTAATCTTCATGTAGAAAAGTATGGATCCTATAAAGCAGCTAAATTACATGCAGCAACGACTATAGCTCATTATGCTAAAACTGGTGTCCTTGATAGAGCAACAGTTGAAAAAGTTCTTGATCATGAATTCGAATCTAACTTAAGTACACCAGAGAAACCTCATGTGGTTACTGCAAGAGACTATTGGAAACAAGAATCTTCGATTATGTTAGCAGGGGTTACTGCTTTCGAGAAAGAACAGGTTGAAAATGCTACGAATGAGGAGAAATATAAATTAGAAGCTGATGCTTTGAAAACAGTAACGGACATGCAGAGTAGCAAGACACCTATCACTGTTCAATCGCGGTGGGAAGCTACTGTAGATTTTGCAAATAAGCATGGAATAAGTATTGAGGCAGTACCTGATATATTGAAGAAACTAGCAACGGCAACTGATGTAGCTGATGCTGAACTAGTAAGAGAATTAGAACAAAGACAATTACGAGGTGATTCTATTACACTAGAGGATATTCAGGGTATTGAAGATCATCAATTAAAATTGCAGTGGATGAAACAAATCAATAAAGGCACTGATAGCAAGGAAAGAAATAAATTCATTACTGCTGCTGTTAATCAAAAGACTCAAGAAACTGATTTAGAACAAGCGAAAACTATTAAATATAGAGCATATGAAGCGAATGCTACTGCAGCATTTAATGATGCATATAATGAAGCTAGAGAAACAGGAACTCATGAACAAGCCATGGCAGCTGGTAGAAAAGCTGTTCTAGATGGATTACAACTTGGTAAACCTGGTGATACATCATGGTCAAAATATGGTGGTACTGTACAACCTGCTAGTGAAAAAATTCGTATAGGTAAAGCTAAAGTTAACTTAGGTAAAGATCCTAATTTGATTAATAGTATTGAACCTTGGGAAGGAGAAGAACAAGCAATTAAATCTGCTATTGCATATACTAACGGAGAAACAAATAGTATCCCAACCTATTATCAAAGTTTAGTACCTATGATTAAAAGATTACCAAATGGTGATGCTGGTACTGCTCGTCGAATCATGAGATGGAGATTATTAAAATTAGGTATTATAAAAGAATCAGATTTTAATAAGCCAAAATTACGTATATATGAAGATAAATTACCACAAGAAGTCCAACAACTTCTTAGAAAACCATCTCCAGCTAAAACTTTAAGAGTTATCAATGATGAAGACACACATAAAATCAGACTAATTGATCCAACTCAATTCAGTAGTTATGATAAAGGTGGAGATATCGAAGTAGAAGCTAAAGAGGAGTTACGATCTAAGGCTCAAACTTCTCAACAATATGCTTTAGTAGATAGTTCATATAGAACCTTAGTGAATATACCAGAAGAACTTAATAATGAGTTCGTCGCCCAAGTCGGAGAATTACCACCATATCTTCAGCTAAATAATTTAGCCCCAGATGTTGCTAAGGCATTCATCGGGGATGTATTAATGACATAAACATGGCACAAGAACCTTCTTTATTAGAAATAGATTCTGACGCTTTAATTCAAGAAGGAAATTCTATAATTGAAGCCGCAGAACAACAGAGTGAAAACGAGGAAGTTGAAGCTCAAGAAACACAACAGGCACAGTCTGAAGAGAACCAAGCTTTAGCTGAACAAAAAGATCCTAGAGAAGCAGACAAATGGGGTTTTAAAGCATTAGTCAAGGAAGGCCAATCAATCTTATCAGGCGGTTTACAAGATACCGCCTCATCAATAGCTACTTTTCCAGAACGTACAATAGATGCATTCTCTGGTGAAATGGCTAGAGAACGTAAGACTGAAGAAGGCTATAGACCTGAATGGGATCCTTTTACTGACTATGATAATCCTATAATAACTAAAACATGGTGGGGTAAATTAGCTAGAGGTGTTGTGCACTTCGGTTCGTTAGCTGCTGCTATTATACCTGCAGCAAAAGTAACTGCTGCTAGACTAGGCATAAGTGTTGGCGGTACTTTATTAGCTAACAGTTTTGTAAGAGCTGCAGGTGTTGGTGCTGCCTCTGATTTAATATCTAAAGAATCAGATGGTATGAATGCATTAGGAGCCTTACGTGATAGGTATGGTTTCATAGATACACCTATTACTACAAAAGAAACAGATCATCCTGTAATGTTGAAATTTAAAAACATTGTAGAAGGTATGGGTATTGGTACTCTATTTGATGGTGCTGCTTATGTAATAGGTAAAGGTGGTAAGAAAGCTATAAAGCAGATTACAGATAGAAACCAAAGCATTAAAACCCAAGATGTAGAAAAAGGTATTTCTGAACTTAGAAAAGGCGATGCAGAATTCCGTGCTTCTAAGAATAGACCTATTGCTGATTCTACTCAAGGTGCTCATATATCTGAACAAACACCTTATGAAGCTTGGGAAACAAATAAGAAAATACGTCAAGATTGGGGATCAGAAGAAGGATCTACGGGTTCTGTAACAACTCCTGTACAACGTGAACGTATTGCTAGAGAGGGAGATGTTAGTGAAGCTACGGCTGAGAGCATCTTAAGAAGATTATATAGTAATGATAAGTTTCAACAAGTAGTGCAAGCAGCTAAACGTAGTAGAAAGACATTAGTTGAAGTATTTGGTGATTCTATTATGGCTCATCAACGTATAACTCAAGGTAGAAATGCAGCTGAAATGACTGCTAAAGAATACTTAGAAGAGTTATATAAAGCTAAAGATACATATGCTGTAACTAATGCTGCAGGTGAAGTAATCGATACAATCGAAACATTCACTAGTAAAAACATAGTTGTAGCTGATTTAACTGTAGGTACATTATTACATCAAATAAGAGATACAGGTATAGCTGGTAGAGAACTAGCTGATATTGTAGATCTTGGTGATATAGATGGTCCTGCTGCACAAGTTGTAGATACATTACTAACTGCATTACAAGAAACAAAGAAAGCCAGAATTATTAAATCAGATAACTTCAGACAGATAGGTGCTGGTAAACAAAGGGAATTCTTAGAGTCAACATTAACTCAAGAGATGGCTGATACAAGGGAGTCTATTATGTCTGTCCTTAAAATCGCCAAAGATGATGCTGATGAGAACTTAATGAATGCTTTGTTTGAAACGTTCTCTTCTATGAAGACTGTTAATAGTTTAGATGATCTTGATAATTGGGCTAGGAAAATGATTAAGGGTGGTAGAATAGACCCTAACGGACCTGATAGAACAGGTGCACTAATTAGAGAACTAGAAGGTATGTTTATACATAGCGTACTAACTGGTCCTAAAACACCTGTTAGAGCTATTCTTGGTACAAGTACCGCTACATTCCTTAGACCTATGTCGACCCTTATTGGTGCGACTATGAGGTACCCATTCACAGGAGATACAGCTACAATAAGATCTAGTTTATCAGCTATGAATGCTATGATGGAAGCAATTCCAGAATCATGGACTTTATTCAAAACTAAACTGAACTCCTACTGGAGTGGTGATATATCTACTATGAGGTCACGTTATTATGAATATACCAGACAAGATGATAACTGGGAAATTCTAAGACGGTGGGCTGAAGATAGTGGTAGAGCAACAGCTGGAGATCAAGCTGCATTTAGAATGGCCAATATGGCTAGAAATGCTAATAACACTAATTGGCTGACATATTCTACTAAGATCATGGCTGCTACTGATGATGCCTTTGGGTACATATTAGGTAGAGCTAAGATGAGAGAAAAGGCTATGCGTAATGTTTTAGATATACAATCTGCTGGAGGTAGAACACCACAGATTACTAAAGAATTAATGCAAGCTTATGAACAAGATTTCTATAGTCAAATCTTTGATGGTAATGGTGATATATTAGATGAAGCAACTAAGTTTGCTCGTAAAGAAGTAACACTTACACAAGAATTAACTGGATTCGCAAAAGGATTGAATGATGTATTTACTGCTAACCCATGGGCCAAGCCTTTCTTTCTGTTTGCAAGAACTGGTGTCAATGGCATTAGTTTAACCGCTAAACATACACCTGGATTCAACTTCCTAGTTAAAGAGTTTAATGATATAGCATGGGCTAGACCTGATAATCTATCTGATGTTGCTAAGTATGGTATTACAACACCTGAAGAACTGATGAATGCTAAGGCATTACAAGTTGGTCGTTTAGGTATGGGTACTGCTGTAACAAGTATAGCGGCTTGGTCTTGGATGTCAGGTAATATGACAGGTAATGGTCCTACTGATAGACAAAAACGTCAGATGTGGCTAGATGCTGGATATAAGCCTAGAAGTATTAAAGTAGGTGGATTATGGGTAGGTTATGATTCAATTGAACCATTTAACCAAATTATGTCTATTATTGCTGATGTAGGTGATAATAGTATGTTAATGGGGGAAGAATGGACAGAGAAAGAACTACTTAAAACCTCACTTGTAATTGCTCAAGGTGTTGCTAGTAAGTCATATCTTGCTGGTATGCAACAATTTGTTGATTTATTTGCTGGTCGTCCTGGTCAAGCAGAGCGTATTTTCGCTGGATTATTGAATAATACAGTACCTTTAGCAGGCTTAAGGAATGATTTAGGTAAACTATTCACACCATATACACGTGAATTAGGGTCTGGTATAGACCAAGCCTTACGTAATAGAAACCTTATTAGTGAAAATATAACTGATGAACCGCTTCCAATTAAATATGATATGTTAAATGGTAGACCTATTAGGGATCATGACTTCTTGACTAGAGCATATAATGTTTTCAGTCCTGTTCAGTTGAATTTGGATCAAAGTCCTGGTAGGAAATTACTATTTGATAGCGGTTATGATATAAGATTATCCACATATTTCTCTCCTAATGGTGATAATTTACAAGACTCACCAGAAATACGTTCTATGTTCCAAAAAGCTATAGGAGATCAGAACTTAGAACATCAATTAAATAAAATAGCTAAAGAAGAAAAGGTACAGACTTCTTTAGATCAAATGTATAAAGATATTAATTCTGGACTTCGTGGTAATTACGAATCTGGAGATTACTATCATAATCGTAAAATTGACTGGATATTCCAACGAGCTCGTAAAAAAGCTTGGGCAAGTATTATGTTTGATCCGAAAATCCAAATGCTTATTAAAGAACAAAAGGAAAAGAAACGGAAAAGATATGAGAAAAAAGTTCAGACAACTGCTAACGTAGAACCACTCCTAAATATCTATAAATAATTATGGCAAATACAACAACCTCAAAAGAATTTACAGGGGATGGGTCTGATCTTACGTGGGCTTATACCTTTCAATCCTATCAATTAGAAGATGTAAAAGTTCAAGTTACAGACGCTAATGGGGACTTTAAAAATGTAACTAACTTTACAATACCTGATTGGACAGCTGCTAGTGGTACAGTTACCTTTAATAACACAGGCGTTGATTCTGATGTATGTGAATCAGATGGTGCTCCTAAAAACACTAGAACTATACGGATTTACAGAGAAACTGATATTGATAAAGGTTCTGTAGGTGAATATGATCCTAAAGCAACCTATCAAGCTGGATCAGCAGTTAAAGCTGGTGACTTAAATAATAACCAAAAACAAGCATTATATGCTATATTTGAAAACAGAGATCAAGAAATTACTGCAGGAGACATAAGAGACAGTTCTATTACAAGTGCTAAGATTAGAGATGGTGCTATTGTAAATGCAGATATCAATGCAAGTGCAGCTATTGAGTTTACTAAACTAGAAAATTTAGATAGTAGTAAAATTTTAGTTGGTAATGGATCTAATAAAGCTGCTGAAGTCTCTATGACTGGAGATGTAACTATATCAAATTCTGGTGTAACTACTATTGGAGCTGATAAAGTAGATGGTAGTAAACTTACAGATAATATAGACATAGCAGGTACTTTAGATGTTACAGGTGCTACAACATTAGATAGCACATTGAGTGCTGCTGGTAACTTCGATGTTAATACAAACAAGTTTACTGTTGCATCCTCAACTGGTAATACAGTAATTGCAGGTACATTAGACGTTACAGGTAAAACTACTTTAAATGCTGATTTAGATTTACAAGATAATGATAAGATATTAATAGGAACAGGTGATGATTTACAGATTTATCATAACGGATCAAATAGTTTTGTCAGTGATGAAGGTGCAGGAGAACTTTACCTGAATACTACCGGAACTTACATCGGCATTATGTCTGATGGGCTCTGGGCAGACGGTAAGATGGCTAAATTCGTTAAAGATGGTGCTGTAGAAATCTATTATGATAATGCTAAGAAGCTTGAGACTACTAGTTCTGGTATAGATGTTACAGGTAATATCACTGTTAGTGGTACAGTAGATGGAGTAGATATAGCTGATTTAGATGCAAAAGCAATTAAAAAGACTATTGTAGATGCTAAAGGTGATATCATTGCTGCTACAGCAGCTGATACTGTTGCCAGATTAGCAGCAGGAAGTAATGGTCAATTCTTAAAAGCTGATAGTAGTACATCAACTGGTTTAGCATGGGCTTCAGATAATAATACTACATATACAGCTGGAGAAGGATTAGACCTTAATGGTACAGAATTTTCTGGTGAACTTGCTACAGCATCTAATAAAGGTATATCTCAATTCCATACAGATAACTTCAACTGTTCTAGTGGTGAGGTTACGGTTAAGGATAATGGTATAAACTCAGCTGAATTAAAATCTGATGCAAGTACTGATGGTAATAGAGCTGTAACAACAGATCATATAAGAGATAATGCAATTACATTTGCTAAGATAGGATGTGAAGAAACTACTCTTACTACAACTAGTAATACTGTGTTGCCTACATCTAAGGCTGTAGCAGATCACGTTGCTAATGTTGTTGATTCTATTGGTGGTTTCAAGATTATAGCTGATAAAGATAGTTTCCCTGAAGACCATCCAGACCCTAAGGGGGATGCTGGTATGGTTATCAGTGTTACTGATCCTGTAGGTTTTGTAGTTGATGGAAATGGTCAAAGTACTACAGGTGATACGATTACATCTAATGGTACTGTAACTATTAATGGATTCCCAACTGATGTACGTGGTGAAACAACAACTGCTAATTATACTTTATTATTACAGACAACAGGCACAGAACATACATATGACTTCTATCGTTTCTTAGCGAAAGATGCTGATGTCTTAAACTTAAGTGATGATATAAATGATTTTG